CTTTGAAGACGGTGGCCTTCGTGATGAAGGTGGCATGGTAGATGAAGAATCAGGGAATGATGTTCCTAGTGGCAGCACTAAAAAAGAAGTGCGTGACGATATTCCTGCTATGCTAAGTGAGGGTGAGTTTGTTCTACCTGCTGATGTTGTACGTTATCATGGATTAGAAAAGATTATGCAGCTTCGTGATGAAGCTAAATTTGGTTTAAAGAAAATGGAAGCTATGGGGCAGATGGGTAACTCTGATGAAGCTACACTAGATGATGACGTTCCGTTTGGCCCTGCAGATTTACTTATTGTTACAGGTGAGCCAGAAGATAAACCACGTAAAATGGCTGAAGGTGGTGTAGTATATGCACAAGCAGGTACATATGTTCAACCCGCAACAGGTATTATGGGTTATCAACCCTCTATATATCAAGGTCAGCAAACCTCTACAACATACACACCACCACCTAGTTCTGTAGCACCACCTGCCCCTACACCTTCTCCTGCAGGGGGTTATGTTCCTAAGTTTGTAACTGAAGGTGCTACACCATTTGACGATGGTAGTCTTGCGCCTAAACCCGTAGCAACACCTAGTACATCTGACACATCTGCAGTAAGTACAGCATCTACTGAAGATAAGTTTGTACCTGAAGTACAAGATAAGTACACTACACTTAAATACATTAATAAAGAAACTGGTGAGATACGTGATTTTTATTTCTACAATGGTAATCCAGTAACACCTATTCCAGACGGATTTATTCCGTATAATGAGTCTGTAGATGAGGTAGTTGACGATCTTGAATCAACAACAGTTGAAACTACGCAAGTACGTGAACGTGATGATGATCCATTTAAAGATATGAAACCTGCAAAAGCAGTTGACTACACTAAATTAAATAATAACGAACTTATGGAAGCGTTTAATACAAATAAACGTTTAAAAGGTTTGTCTGTAGGTTTAGCAGCTATAAATCCACTATTTGGTATTTTTGGAAGACTAGCATCTAGTCATTCTGAAAAGAAAATTATAGAGGCAATGAAAGCTCGTGGAATGAAAATTCCAGAAACAAAAGGCGGTATACTTACAGGTCTTATTGATGATGTATTAAACGCTTTAGGAATAGATAAAACAAACGAAGCTGTAACAAAACAAATAGAAACTAATATAAAAAATAATGTTACAGAATTATCAGAAAATGAAAATAAAACCTTAACAACTGCTATAGGTATTATTGGTCCAGAAGACTTTGCTCCTTACCCATACAAAAAACTTCCTGCAAGTACTTACGATGAAGTTCCTTCAGGAGAAGATATTGTAATGTCTATGCCTGTTTATAGTGGTCCTTCAGGTCCAGAAGACTTTGCACCTTATCCTACAGCACCACTAACAGATGATGATATGGGATTACCTAGTGGACCTGTAACAATCTCAAGTGTTGCAGATACAAGTGGACCGCTTGGACCAGAAGATTTTGCACCTAAACCAACAACTAAAAAAGAAGATGATCCATTTAAAGATTTAAATGATGCAAAAGAACTTATAAAAGCAAAACAAGCAAGCAATAAAGTAATAAAAGAAGCGCAAAAAAGAGGAGATACTTCTGCTGTTTCAAGTTCTATAAAAGAAGCAAAAAGAGTTGAAGATATTATAGAAGCACGTCAAAAAGGAGCAAGCATTGGTTTCAAGCAAGGTGGACTTGCAACCCGCAAAAAGAAAAAATAAATCCACCAATTAGACTGGCCTACCCATCCCCCTACCAACAGGCTACGGTGGCCCCAGTAAGGAAGACAAAATGTCAGATACAATTATGGCTGAAGAAATGCAGCCTCAAAAGAAAGTAGCTTTTGCTAATCGTAAATACACAAATGAAGAACGATTAAAAAAAGAAGAAGAAGAATTAGAGCAGCTTATAGCTGAACAAAAAGGTGAAGCAGTGGAGCAAGAACCACAAGAAGCTGAACCTACTAATGCTGAAGAAAAAAGTTTTAAGAAACGTTACGGTGATCTACGTAGACATCAACAACAAAAAGAAAAAGAATACGAAGATCGTATTAAAGCTCTTGAAACACAACTGAATCAAGCAACTAAGAGTGAGATTAAACTACCAAAGTCTGATGAAGACATTGAAGCTTGGACACAAAAATATCCAGACGTAGCTGCTATTGTTGAAACTATTGCAATTAAAAAAGCAAAGGAACAAGCACAAGGTCTTGAAGATCGTGTTCGTGAAATTGATGAAATGAAAGCTAATGCTGTACGGGATAAAGCAGAAGCTGAGTTAATGCAATTACATCCAGACTTTGATAGTATTCGTGACAGTGACGACTTTCATGAATGGGCAGATGAACAACCTAAATGGGTTCAAGACGCACTTTATGAAAATTACGGGGATGCCCGTTCTGCTGCACGAGCAATTGATTTGTATAAAGCAGACCGTAATATTACAACTAAAAAGTCTGCTTCATCAAAAGATGCTGCACGTTCTGTGAATACAAAAAATCAACGTAGTAAACCTCAATCTGATGGTATGGGAAAAATCATTAGAGAGTCTGAGGTACAAAAAATGTCTCCACAAGAATACGAAAAACGATCCGACGAGATCATGGAAGCTATTCGCACTGGAAACTTTGATTACGATTTATCTGGTTCAGCTAGGTAAAAAGTATTGACATTATAGTTATTTATGATATAACTATATGTATCATACATTAGTATAGCCCCATAAGGTTACCTATTCTATTGTATATTCCCCCGCAAACAACAGACCTTACGGACTTACCTAATACGTATGGCCCGTAGTTGTAGCACAAAGGCCAAGTGTTATATTCTACGCACCCATAAACGATTAGCCTCCATTATAGTACTCTGTGTGTTTAGCATCTGTTTATGCTAAAGGAGATAATGTTATGGCATTTTCAACAGCATCAGGTTACGGCAACCTGCCCAATGGCAATTTTTCGCCCGTAATCTATTCCAAACAGGTGCAACTTGCATTCCGCAAGGCATCTGTTGTTGAAGCAGTGACAAACTCAGATTATTTTGGTGAGATCGCAAACATGGGCGATTCAGTTAAAATCATCAAAGAACCTGAGATCACTGTTAAGGCTTATGATCGTGGTACTACAATCACGCCACAAGATTTGGACGATGAGGATTTCTCATTGACCATTGACAAAGCAAACTATTTTGCTTTCAAGGTAGACGATATTGAAGAGGCTCACAGCCACGTCAATTTCCAAAGCCTTGCATCTGACCGTGCGGCATATCGCCTAGCGGATCAGTTTGACCAAGACGTTCTTGGTTATCTGTCAGGTTATAAACAATCTGCAATTCACGGCAACCCAGACACAGTTAACACAACTGTAAACGGTTCTAAAGCTGTATCAACTGCAGGTTCTGACGAACTGCTTTCCTCAATGAAGTTGGATGCTTCTGACTTTAACGCAGGTACAGCAGCGCAATCTATTGCATTGCTACCACGTACTGGTGGTGCAACAGCTACACCTTCAACAGCAGGTGAAGCAAACCCATTGCAAATGATTGCACGTATGGCTCGTAAACTAGACCAACAGAATGTTGATACATCTGGACGGTGGCTTGTAGTTGACCCAGTATTCATGGAAATTCTACGTGACGAAGATTCACGTCTTCTAAACGCAGACTTCGGTGAGTCAGGTGGACTTCGCAACGGTCTTGTGTTGAACAACCTACATGGTTTCCGTGTTTACGTTTCAAACAACCTACCATCAATTGGTTCTGGTCCTGCAACAAACGCAGCGTCAAACGCAACTAACTACGGTGTTATCGTAGGTGGTCATGACTCAGCCGTTGCAACTGCAGAGCAGATCAATAAGACAGAAACATATCGTGACCCTGACTCATTTGCAGACATTGTTCGTGGTATGCATCTATACGGTCGCAAAATCCTACGCCCAGAAGCGTTGGTTAATGCGCTATACAACTTGCGCTAATAGGGAGGGATAAACAATGGCTACAGTTACTTCTTTATCCGCTGCCGCACACGGTTCAAGTGCACGTGGACGTTCTCCATATATGGTAGAGCAAGAAATTGATCTTGCTGCCGCTGCAACTGCAAAGGGTTCTGCCCTAGCTGCTGCTGATATTATTCAAGCAATTACTGTTGGTGCAAACACAATGGTAATGGCTGCAGGTATGGAATGTACTACAGCACCTTCAGGTGGTACAGGTACAGTTCTTGATCTTGGTATCACAGGCGGTGACGTTGATGCGTTTGTTGATGGTTTTGCTTTTGACTCTGCTTCTGCAGGTGATTATGCAACACTAGCAAACACTGCAACTCCAATCTTGGTCACAACATCAGACACAGTTGATGTATTGATCCAAGCTGCTACAACAGTATCTACCGCAGGTAAGGTACGTGTATGGGCAGTGTTGATGGATGTTGATGGACTTGGCGAAATGTCTGCCGATGAAGTCACACGTGATGCACTAGCATAATAAAAACACTTTAAGGGGCTGGGCAACTGGCCCCTTTAGGCTAATATAAAGGCTTATAAAATGGCAACTACTTACGTTACGCTTGTTAATGATACATTAAGACGATTAAATGAAGTCACACTAGATACTGCTGGTGATGGTTTTGATACTGTACGTAATGTCCAAGGACTTGCAAAAGACGCAGTAAATAATAGTATTCGTCTTATATTACAAGACGGACAAGAGTGGCCTTTTTTAAAAACAACATATACCCAAACATTAACTACAGCACAACGCACGTATGATTTTCCATCAGACATGGGTACTGTAGATTGGGATTCGTTTTTTCTAAAAAAGACTACGGGATTAGATAATACACCTAGACATTTAAATACATTAACATATAATGACTACCTTCAAAATTATCGTACACAAGATGATGAAGGAGATCAAACAAATGGTATAGGTAAACCTATTTACATATATCAAACACTAGAAGAAAAATTTGGAGTTACACCATTAACAAATGCAGCTTATGAAATTGAATATGTATATTTTACTTATCCAGATGATTTAGTATTATATACAGATACAATGATTATTCCTGACAGATTTAAACATGTAGTAATTGATGGTGCTATTATGTTTATAATGCGTTTTCGTAGTAACGAACAAAGTGCCGCAATCCACCAACAAAATTTTGAAGAGGGTATTAAAGCAATGCGGCGTATTTTAATGGACGATAACTTATATGTTCGTTCAACCGTAATTCAACGTCCTGCATCCAGTACATTTAATAGTGTGATCTAATGGCTGATAATTTAGCTTCTTTTAAAGTATTCTGCCAAGGCGGTTTAAACACCAGTCGTGATGTGCTGTCACAAGGTGAAACACAACCAGGATCAGCTATTGCTTTAATTAATTATGAACCTGCCGTTACTGGTGGTTATCGTAAAATTAATGGCTTTAATAATGATTATGGAACTGTTACAGGTACAGGAGATGTACTGGGTATTTGTGTAGCTAACGGTATTAATGATGGTATCTTAGCTTGCCGTGCACCGTCTAGTGGTTCTAACTATCTACACTATTGGGATACAGCTACATCAGCTTGGGTTGCAGTAACTACTTCTGGTTCTCCTACAATGACAGGTGTAACCAAGGTACGCTTTACTAAGTACAACTGGGGTAGCCCTAAAGTTATTTTGACGGATGGTGTAAACCCTGCAGCTACATATGATGGTACTACATACACACAGATTACTCATGCAGATGCTCCCGATGATCCTAAGTACTCTGCGGTATTTCAAAACCACATGTTCTTAGCAGGTGATCCTAATGAAAATACAAATCTTTACTTTAGTACGCCATACGACGAAACTAGCTTTGCTGCTGATGCTGGGTCAGGCGTTATTAACGTGGGCTTTCCTATCGTAGCAATCAAACCTTTCCGTGATGCTCTATATATTTTTGGAAGTAACAATATAAGAAAGCTTGTTGGTAATAACATAGCTAATTTTATTTTAGAAACAGTTACAGATGACCTTGGTTGTTTGGCTACAGACAGTGTGATTGAAATAGGTGGTGATCTACTGTTTTTATCACAAGATGGTTTACGCCCCGTTAGTGGTACAGATAAAATTGGTGATGTTAATCTTGAAACGGTATCAAAAGATATTCAATCTATTTTTACTGACATTGTTTTTGACATTGATCTCGACACACTTAACGCTGTAGTAATTAGACAAAAAACGCAGTTTAGATATTTTTTTGGTGCAGCAGATTCACAAGGTATTATTGGTGGCTTTAGGCAAACTCCAAATGGGTTGCAGTTTGAATATGGGCAGTTACTAGGTATTACAGCTACTTGTGCAGACAGTGGTTACATAGGACAGAATGAGTTTGTAATTCATGGGGATAGTACAGGTAAAGTACATAGACAAGAACAGGGTAATGACTTTGATGGCACAGACATCTTTAGTATATTTCAAACACCGTTTTTTCATATGCAAGACCCAGAACAACGTAAAGTATTTTATACAGTAGCTACTTATTTACGTTCTGAAGGTGATAATACAATTGTTATGTCGGCTGTGTATGACTATGAAGATGTAGACACACTTAACCCAACAAACTTTAATCTAACAACAGAGGGTGCAGCAGCATACTATAATGAGGCAACATACAACAGCACTGCAATATTTGATGGTAATCCATCACCAGTTCAAAGAACTAATATTGAAGGTTCAGGTAAGTCAGCATCATTAAAATTCGTAACTAATGATTCCAGTGCATCACACAGTATACAAGGTCTAGTGATTACATTTGGAGTAGGAGACAGGTTATAAAATGGCAGGTTATTCACGTCAATCAGTAGCTGACATTATCGCTAATGCGGTTATTAAAGCTGCACCAGTAAACGCAGAGTATAACGCAATTCGTGATGCGTTTGCTTTTGCTACAGGTCACAAACATGATGGTAGCTCTACTGAAGGTGCTTACGTACCTTTAATTGCTGATACAGATGCACTAAACAAAGTTGTAATTGATACAACAAATAACCGAATTGGTTTCTTTAGTGAAGTATCTTCTGCTGCAGTAGAACAACTACGTATTCAAGATGGTGCTATTGTTCCTGTAACAGACAACGATATTGATCTTGGTACATCTTCACTAGAGTTTAAAGATTTGTATGTTGATGGTATTGGCTACATCGACACAGTTCAGATTCATGAAAATGCAACAATTACTGGTAATCTTACTGTTAATGGTAATACCACACTTGGTGATGCAGCTACTGATACGGTTACAGTTACTGCAGATGTTGCCTCTCCTCTTATTCCTTCTGCTGATGATACTTATGATCTTGGTGCTGTAGGCTCTGAGTGGCGTAATTTATATGTGGACGGTACAGCAAACATTGATAGTCTTGCAGCGGATACTGCAGACATTGATGGTGGTACTATTGATGGAACAACTAT